AGGAAGGAGGTGATAAAATGAAAATCAAATTTATAATTGTAATTGGTTCTTGGCAGTTCTCGATTACAATTACTAAAAAAGATAAGTAATTTATCCCCCTCTCCCAGAGGGGTAAACTAAGAGTGATTTAATCTTAGCTTCAACTATTTAGATTATATCACTTCATAAATAAAAAATCAAGGAGTGATGAAAATGTTAAAGGAATTAATGAACCACAATGAACTAGGAGTAAAATTTTACAGAGATGAAAACACAGTAATCTTTGTAGAAGATGAAAAAATAGGAGTTATCTTAAAATTATCTATCTATGAAAATATATTTATATTTCACAGACAAGGAAATGATGTCGAAGCTATTAAAAGACAAATAGAAATAGCTAGACATTATGATGAAGTAATGGCTGGAACTTGGAGACCAGAAACTGAAAGAAAATTTACAAGGATAAGATAGAGGGGTAAAAAGCCCCTCCAAATATAAGGAGGATAAAATGGAAGAAAAAAAAAGAAAGGGTTATAAAACTCAGGAGCAGCAAAACAAAGCAAATCAAAGATATAGAGCAACAGAAGAAGGAAAAGAAAAAACTAAGCACAGCACTTATAAAAGTCGTGCTAAAGTTTTTATAAAAGAAATGGCAAGTTTTAAAGAGCTGGAAGAACTTAAAAAGTTAATAAAAGAAATGGAGGAATTGAAAATGAAAGAATTAAAAAAATTATATGCTGAATGGAGAAAAGTAAGTGAAGAAATGTTAGAAGATGGATTTAAAGGTTCTGTAGACTGTGGAGATAAAGCAGTAAGAGAAGATTTTAGCAACTATGCAGAACTTTCAGAAATTATTTCTTTTGAAGAAATGTTAGAACTAGAAAAAGAATATATTAGAAAAGAGCAGGATTAATTTCCTGCTTTTTAAAATTATTCTCGGATATGATACACTCAAAATAATTATTAGTTTTATATCTTAAAATTTCTTACAACAGACAAAAAACAGACAATTCAAAATATGTTATGATGTAGTCTATATTAAACTATTATTATCTTATTATCCATTCCTAGGCACCATTTTATTCAATAAGATTTTATAAAATTCTAAAGGTGCCAAAAATCGTAAGTTTTAAAAGCTAAAAACTTAATAAAGTTTTATAAATATCTATAAAATATAAAAATTACAACAGACAAAAAACAGACAAAGTTAAAAGAGATTCAGTTAAGAATCTCTTATTTTTTTATAAGTTATTTAGTTTATCCAGCACTTCTAATTTCTTTTCTTTCATTACATGCGTATAAATATCCATTGTAGTTGCAATGTCACCGTGTCCTAGCAAGACTTGAACTGTTTTAATTGGGATATCCAGCTCAAATAGTCTAGTAGCATAGCTATGCCTTATCGAGTGAAAACTCCTATGGGGTATATTAAGTTTTTTACATATAGAAGCTATCCTTCTCTGAGGCTTTTTTGGTTCAATAGGTTTACCAAGATTAGAAAAAATCAGTTGGCCTTGACGTGGGATATCTTTTAGCAGCTCCTGAACCTTATCTGGTAACGGGATTTCTCTAGCACTATTTTTGGTTTTCAATTCCTTAAATGTATAAGTTAATTTCCTATCGTCTACTTTATCCACGTCTACATTTCTTCTATACTGTCTAGTAATCTTAACCATATTATCCTTAATATCGCTCCATTGTAGCCCTAAAACTTCTCCAAGCCTTAGACCTGTATAAAATGTAAAGTAAATTAAGCAGTCAACAATATCTCTTTTGTCTAAAGTTTTAAGAACCATTTCCTGTTCTTGCTTAGAGAACACATTTATATTTTCTTTTTTAGTTATTTTCTGTAATGTTACCCCAGGACAGAAGTCTTTCATCATAATTCCTTGAATAATTGCAAACTTTATACAAGAATGGATTTGGATATAAGTCTTTTTAATTGTGTTAGCAGTAAAGTCTTTTTGTAGCTCATTGAAGTATTGCTGCAAGTCCTTTAAAGTTATTTGATTAGCCTTTTTTCTAGCAATAGAATAGTTCATTAATCTTAATCTATAGCTTGCTTCATACTCATAAAAAGTATTGGGGCTAACTTCTATCTTTTTAAAATTAAAGATCCAGTCTTTAAAAAGTTCTCCAAAATTAATATCAGAATTGGATAGACTGTTAGTCTTAGCTTGGTATTTGGCAGTATTCATTTTATCAAGTACCACAGACTTTTTATAACTACCAAAACTTTTTCTAATCTGTTTACCATCACTATCCCAACCAACAGTGATATTGGCTTTATAGTAAGTCTTGCCATTTCTTATAACTGTAGAGATAGTACCTTCTCCATTGGCTTTTCTACCTGCCATACAAAATCACACTCCTTTCAAATTGCATAAAAAGCAAGAGTGTGTTATAATTTAGTTACGAACCAAAAAGATATAACCACTCTTTTTAGCCCCTATAGTGATACTGCGAATATCACTGCGGGGGTATTTTTTTTATATTTTTTTAATTAATTCTATGAAGTTATTCCACCTATTTACACACAATTTTGCATGTAAATGCTTGTCTGATTCACGAATCTTTTCTTTAAAATGACCTATCAGTTTTTCGTGTTTGTTACAAGAGTAGTATTCTGTGAATTTCTTTAAATGTTTTAAACAAATTTTACTGGTTTCATCACTCATATCAAAACACGATTTAAAAAGTTCTATTGATAATGGTTTTCTCTTATGAAAACATAAATAAAGAGCGATAGGTAATGGAGAACTACAGTGCCTAGCAAAACAATTAGCTTCTTTCTCTAATGTATCCTCATATTCTTGAGGATCTGTAAAAAAATTTTTTACACATTCACATTCATCAAAATGCTTCAGAAAAAAGTGCCCTAATTCATGGAAAATTGTCCATCTAATTCTAGCAGGCGGTTTCTTTTCATTAAAGAAAATATTGTAGGTATCACCTATTAAAGTAGTAAATCCTTCATTACTAGGCAAGGCGTCCAGCATCTGTTTTTCTGTCACACCTTCATAGCTTTCAATCTTTTTTAACTTTTCCATGCATTCTTTATAGGAATAAATCTGTACATTATCTAATTTTTTTATAATCTTAAAAGGATCCACTGGCAATGCACCATCTGAGTAATTTATTAAAACCTCATAAGCTTGAGCTTGAGATTTATCGTATAAAACTTTATTATCTATCCTTACCACAAACATAACCTCTTTATTCTTCTTCAGTCAATGATTCCAATGATTTCAATGATTTCATAAAGTTTTTCATCATCGATTTGAAAAGTTTTTTCTTGTCTTCTGATAACTTATTATAATCTCTAGCAACCATTTTAAAATCATCATCTGATTTATCTAAATCTGCTTCATAATTCTTTTCTTTCTTATTTTTTAATAAATCTTCTTGGAATCTATTTTTTATGTTAGATCTACCTGTAAGATAGTCCATATCCACATTAAAATAATCGCATAATTCTTCTAATAGTTCATAGCTTGGTTTTCTCCTACCTTGTTCATACATTCCTATGGCACTTGGAGATATATTTAATTCTTCTGCTAACTGGCTTTGTGTAAGATTTTTTTCATTTCTTAAACTTATAATTCTATCTTTTATTTCAGCCATTAATATCACCCCTTAACAATATTATATACAATGCGTGTAAAAAGTCAAGAAAATTTTTACACAAAAAGTGTTGACAAAAATTTTAGAGTGTGATACACTTATTGTGTGAAAGTTAAGTAAATTAAATTTTCGTTTTTGAAATTGTTCTTTAATTGAACTTTATTTTTAGACTTTATTTACTTTACATGAAAATGATATTTTTTTTTAAAATTTAACTACACTTTAAGTATAGTGAAAAAGGAGGTGTTATTATGACTATAGGGGAAAAATTGAAACAATTAAGGGGCGACAAAAAAACTAAAGATGTTGCTAAAGATCTAAACGTAACCATCTCTGCTTTGTCTAACTATGAAAACGATTACAGAGTGCCTAGAGATGAAGTTAAGAAAAAAATAGCAGATTATTATAAAAAATCAGTAGAGGAGATATTTTTTTAAACTCATTCTACACTTAAAGTATAGGAAAGTTTCCTGAATAATAATTGATGTAAAAAATATATAAAAAGGAGTAAAAACACATGTATATAAAAGACCGTGAAAAGATTGAAAAACTATTATCTAATTTAGTTAATGAAATGATTAACCAAGAATTAATTAAAGCTGATAAAAAAGAAGTAAAAAGCAATTTTAAAAATGCTAGAGAGTATGAAATAAGACAAATGCTTGAAAAGATTGAAGAAGACTATATTAATTATATAAGAAAAAGCTTTTAAAGGAGCTGGTAAAAACTTTAGGAATGAAAGCTATAACAAAAAGTGCTTGGGATAATAAGACTGCAGAGAGAATTTATTTTTTTGAAGAAAATTAAGGAGGAAAAAAATGAGAAAACTAGAAAATATATTTGGAATTTTTAAGCACAAGGCTAGTAGACCGATAAATTTTAAGCATTTATTTGGTATAAATCAGCTTAGTGCTTGTGACAGAGACGGAAGCTGGGACAGTTATGATTTTGTCGGAACTATAGATGAAGTCAACGATTATGAAAAAACTTGGTGTTCTCAAGGATCTAATGGCTTTGGATTCTTGGGAGTTGAAACTGTGAAAGGCTTTAAGGGGCAATTTAAGTACTGTGGGAAATAGGAGGGAAAAATGCTAAAAGGAACAATTTTGGGAAAATACTGGGACAGAAATGAATTAAAAGGTTTGAGCTTAAAAAGAGCATTAGCAATTATTCAAATTTTAGAGTTATGGGAGGGAGAAAATGACTAGAAGCAAAATAGCCGCAAGAGAACTTTTGAAAGAAAGTAAAAAAGCAACTCTTTATGACGTTGTGAATTATAAAGTTGTGTGGTTAATTAAAGTCATTTTTGGGGCGTACATGAAATATGTAGAGCTATATGACTTTGAAGGGCTTATATGGAGGGAAGGTACAGAATGGGAGTTGTAAAAGGATCCTTTATTGCTCGTGAAAGATTGTTTAAAAATCATAAATATGTAGTTGCTCTTAATACCACGTCTGAAAAATATCAGGCTTATGTAGTTTTAAATCATGGAGATGACATTAATCAGGTCTCAATGACTCCAGAAATGAGCTATTTTATAGATGACTGGTCTTATGGGATTATAAGTTTTAAATCTGATGATGCTAGATGCAATAACTCAACATATTATGAGAATAAATGTCAGGATATCATTACTCAGCTGACAGCAAAAATTAATTAGAAAGGAGAGATTAATATGACTGAAAAGATGTTGTTAACAATGCCAGAAACAGCAGAACTCACTGGAATAGGTTTACAAAAACTAAAACAGATGGCAAGAGAATATGCAGATTTCCCTTTTGTAAAGGTTGGTGTAAAGCATCTTGTTATAAAAGAAAAATTGGCAGATTGGTTTGACAAACATAAGGGAGAAGAGTTATGAAGAAATTAGCATTGGTAATAGCTAGCATACTAGCAGCATACAAAAGAAAAACATCTGTAGTAAGTGACCAAACAAATACAGATGTTTAAAAAAAATATCTAGGTAATATTTCACCTAGATTATATCTCGAATTCATTAAAAATTCAAGGAGGAAATATGATCACTATTAATTTACTCAATTTCGTGCTAAGTGAACTTCAAAACAATAATAGAATTTATGCTGATGTAATAGAAGTTTTTATCAAAGGGAAGTATAGTATAGACCCTTACAACTTCTATAAGTGTGCAGCCAATATAAACTATGATCCAACGCGAGAACTTATAGATCCTGGATTAATTATAAAAGGAAATGATTTTATCATAGATGTGAGATTGGCTAGAGGATATGCAACAGTTTTAAATTTCATAGACTTGAAAGCACCTGAAAAAACAGTACAAATGCCATGTTTAATTTCTCACAGAGATGGAATGTATGTGGGTGATTAAAAATGGGAATACAGATTACATAGTTATGCCACTGGCATTAAGAAGTTAAGGAGTTGGTTAAATGTTCTTAATAGATGGAAATTATTTTGAATTAGTTTTAGAAGACGGAGATATCGCAGTTCTATCGAATATTGTAACGGGTGAGTCTCTGACTATGGATATTAAAGAACTTTGGAATTATGCTGTGTAAAGGAGGTGTTCAGTATGCTGGAAAATAAAAAGTCTGTTGCGACTACCACATCATCAACAGACTATCAACCAACATTTGATTATATATTACAACAAATTAATGAAAAATGCAAATAGGAGGATATAAAAAATGGTTAAAGTTGAATTTACAGGAAGTGTAGAAGAAGTTAAAAAGGAAATAAGAGAGTTCATAGAAGCAAACTGTACTGAGGTAATAAAAAATACACGAAAAGCTATTGGTGAAGCTTTAGACAATGCTAAATCTAAAACAGAAGAGAAAAAAGAAGAAGTTAAAAAGGTAGAAGAAGCCCCTTCTCAAAAGCTACCAACATCACCAGCTAAAAAAGAAGAAGCACCTGTAGCTGTAACAACTCCTTTACCTACTAAGACAGCTGAGTATACGGCAGATGATTTACAAAGAATAGCAGCTGCTTGGGTAGCGAAAGACATTGAAAATAACAGAAAAGCTATGAAAGATTTGTTAGGTAAATTTGGAGTTAAAGCTATAACTGTTCTGCCTCAAGAAAGTTACGGAGCTTTTGTTCAAGAACTTAAAAATTTAGGAGTTGATATTTAATGGCACATGCACTATTAGGACCTTCTAGTGCATCAAGGTGGATAGCATGTCCACCTTCTGTAAGACTCTGTGAGCAATTTGAAGATGTAGAGAGTGAATATGCAAAAGAAGGGAGCCTAGCACACGAAATAGCAGAGTTAAAAGTGAAAAAGTTAATAGATCCTGGTTTAACTTCTAGGAAGTTTACTTCAGCAATGAAGAAGCTGAAAGACAAAGAACTTTACCAGGAAGAAATGCAAGGCTATACAGATGAGTATGTAGAGTTTATACAAGAACAGATGTACAACTATGAAACTACCCCACATATCTCTGTGGAACAGAAAGTAGATTTCTCACAATATGTTCCTGGTGGATTTGGGACTGCTGACTGTATCTTAATCTCTAATGATACTTTACACATCATAGATTTTAAGTATGGAAAAGGTGTTCCTGTAAGTGTTGAAAACAATGCTCAGTTACTTCTGTATGCATTAGGAGCATATCTCGCTTACGAAATGATATTTCCAATAGAACATATTAAAATGTCAATCGTACAGCCAAGATTGACTGGCATAGACACTTGGGAATGCAGTCTCGATTACTTACTAGACTTTGCTAAGAAAGCTCAAGAAAGGGCTGTAATGGCTTTAAATGGTGAGGGTGATTTTGAGTGTGGAGAACACTGTAAATTTTGTAAAGCTAAAGCTACTTGTAAAGCAAGAGCTAGTATTAATCTTGAACTTGCAAAATATGAATTTAAAACTGCTGATCTATTAACGCTAGAAGAAATTGGAGAAATATTGCAAAAAGCACATGATTTAGATACCTGGGTAAAAGAAATAGAAAAATATGCTCTAGCAGAAAGTTTAAAAGGGAATGAAGTACCTGGCTGGAAGGCTGTTAATGGTAGAGGCAGTAGGAGTTTTAAAAACACTGATGAAGCTATAAAAGTACTTAAAGAAAATGGAATTGCAGAAGAACTATTATATGAAAGAAAGTACTTAACTTTGGCACAAATAGAAAAAGTAATAGGTAAAAAAGATTTTAATAATCTAGTTGGAAATTTAATAGTTATGAATGTAGGGAAGCCAACTCTTGTAGAAGCTTCAGATAAAAGAGAAGCTATAACAAACAAGATAAAGGCGGAGGATGAATTTAGTGCAGTTGATGATATTAATAATTTATAAAATAGAGGAGAAGTGATTTTTTATGGCAAATGATACTAGAGTAATGACAGGGAAAGTAAGATTAAGTTATGTACATTTATTTAAACCTTATGCAGCAGAAAAAGGGCAAGAAGAAAAGTACAGTTGTACAATTCTAGTTCCAAAGACTGATGTACAAACTAAAATGAAACTAGATGCTGCAATAAATGCAGCAATAGAAAAAGGAATTAGCAGTGTGTGGAATGGAGTTAAACCTCCAAAACCAACTATCCCAATATATGATGGAGACGGAGTGAGACCATCAGATGGCCAAGAATTTGGACCCGAATGTAAAGGGCACTGGGTGTTTACAGCAAGTGCAAAGATTGATTACCAACCTGGAATAGTTGATGTAAGAGCTCAACCAATTCTTAACCAATCTGAAATATACTCAGGAATTTATGCGAGAGTATCAGTGAACTTTTTCCCTTATGCAGTAAGTGGTAAAAAAGGAATAGGTTGCGGACTTGGTAATGTACAAAAGCTAATGGATGGAGAGCCTCTATCAGCTGTAGGAATTAAGGCAGAAAATGAATTTGATGAGGTTGAAATAGATCCAGTTACTGGAGAACCATTATTATAAAAAAACTTATAGAGGGGCAGTGTGAAAACTGCCTTTCACTTTCAAAAAGGAGCGATTATGAGAACTTTAAATATTGATATAGAAACATTCAGCTCTGTAGACATAGGAAAATCAGGTGCATATAAGTATGCAATGAGTGATGATTTTCAGATACTTTTATTCGCATATTCTGTTGATGGCCAAGATGTAAAAATAATAGACCTTGCACAAGGTGAATCTATTCCTGAAGAAGTATTAGCCCTTTTAAAAGATGAAAAATGTACTAAGTATGCTTATAATGCCGTCTTTGAATGGTGGTGTCTGAATATGGCTGGAATAGAAACTCCTTTAGAGCAATGGCAATGCACAATGGTTCATGGTCTTTATTGTGGGTATACAGCAGGTCTTGCTGCAATAGGTAATGCAATGGGCTTACCACAAGATAAGAAAAAATTAACTACTGGTAGTGCTTTAATAAGATACTTCTGCATACCTTGTAATCCTACTAAAAGTAATGGGAATAGAACTAGAAACCTGCCACATCATGCCCCAGAAAAATGGGATCTGTTTAAGGAATATTGTATCCAAGACGTAGTTACAGAAATGGAGATAGGTAGAAGATTAAGTGCTTTTCCTGTCCCTGAAAGAGAGTGGAGACTTTGGGTATTGGATACATTTATGAATGCATACGGAGTAAGAGTTGATAGTGAGTTAGTGAATGGTGCTCTGTATATAGACGCATTATCCAGGGCTAATTTACTAGAAGAAGCAAGAGATATAACTAAACTAGATAATCCTAACTCTGCTAAGCAACTATTAGAGTGGTTAGAAGAAGCTGGAGAAGAAGTTGAGAACTTACAAAAAGCTACAGTAGGAAAAATGATAGATACTCTAGATGATGGAAAAGCTAAAAGAGTATTAGAAATAAGGCAAGAGCTTTCTAAAACATCTGTTAAGAAGTATAAAGCTATGGACGAAGCCATGTGCAAAGATGAGAGAGTTAGAGGACTATTGCAGTTCTATGGAGCCAACAGGACTGGGAGATATGCTGGAAGATTAGTTCAAGTACAAAACCTACCACGTAACTATATAGAAACTTTAGATGTGGCTAGAGATGTTATTAAAAAAGGTGATGGTGAACTTTTAGAAATGCTTTATGGAAACATACCCGATACCTTATCACAGCTTATCAGAACAGCATTTATTCCATCTGAAGGAAATCACTTTGTTGTGTCAGACTTCTCAGCAATAGAGGCAAGAGTTATAGCATGGCTTGCTGGAGAAGAGTGGAGAATGGAAGTATTTAAGACCCATGGAAAAATCTACGAAGCCTCTGCATCTCAGATGTTTGGAGTGCCGATAAACACCATAGCAAAAGGTGAAGAAAACTATCATCTAAGAGCTAAAGGAAAAGTTGCAGAACTTGCACTAGGATACCAAGGTAGTGTTGGAGCTTTAACTGCTATGGGTGCAGCAGACATGGGACTGACAGATGAGGAAATGAAAGATATTGTAGACAGATGGAGAAAATCATCTAAAAGAATTGTGGAACTCTGGTATGCATTAGAGAATGCTGCAGTTGAAGTTTTAGAAAAGGGTGAGCCTCAAATGGTTAAGTGTGTAAAGTTAGCTAAAGAGTACGATTTTATTTATGGTCAAGACTTTTTCACCATAGAATTACCAAGCGGTAGAAAACTATTCTACCCAAAGCCATTCTTAAAAGAAAATCAATTTGGGCAAATGCAGATGCATTACATGGGTATTAACCAAACCACTAAGAAGTGGGAAGTTATCCCAACTTATGGTGGAAAATTAACAGAAAATATTGTACAAGCTATAGCAAGAGACTGCTTAGCTGAAACTTTGTTAAGAGTAAAAGCTAAAGGTTGGCCAATAGTATTTCATGTTCATGATGAGATAATACTAGATGTTCCAAAATCTGTAGAGTTAGAAGAAGTTATAAAAACTATGACAGAAGAAATTAGTTGGGCAAAAGGATTAATTTTAAATGCTGCTGGATTTACTGGTAGTTATTATATGAAAGATTAGGAGGATTTTATGTTGCATATAGGAAGAAAAATAAAAAAATTTAGAATTGAAAATAATTTATCTCAAAAAGAATTTGCTGAAAAAATAGGTGTTACTCAAGGCTTTCTATCATACGTAGAAAATGGGAGACTTAATATAGAAAGCCCTTCTCTTGAAAAGAAAATACTAATTGCTATCGGTGAAGCTCCAGGTGAAGATTTAAAAAAGGATTTTGAAAAGAATGTAGAGCTTGCTAGTGATAATGTTCACTCACCAAAGCATTACATGATACCAGGTTGTAATTTTGAATGTAAGGATCTATCTGACGCAATTGTCAGAAACATGCCTAACCCTTTAGGGACTAGAATTTGGAATGTAGTTAAGTACCTGGTTCGTGCAGAAAAGAAAAACGGATTAGAAGATTACAACAAGGCTGTTGAGTACTTGTCCTGGATAGAAAAAGGGAATGAAGCAGATGAATATGATAACGAAAATACTTTAGAGAACATTGCTGATAAATTAAAAACAGATTGGACTACTATCATAATGGGGATATGTGAGGGCTATACAGCTAAAAAGGCTATTTTAATGAATGAGACTTTTAGGAATTTAATTGCTTTAAACATTCCTGGAGCGATTAACTGCATATCTAAAATAATAGAACTTGGATAAAAGGAGATAACAGATGGAGAACTCGAGAAAATTAATAATATCTGAAGCAAATAACAGACACTCTAAGGAATGGGTACGAACTGAAATTACCTGGTCTGAATTTGTGGAAAGATTAAGTAAACCTAAAATAACAGCGGAAACACTAGACGAGTTCTTATCCTATTCCAAAGCTAAGCAGGACGAAATTAAAGATGTAGGGGGCTTTGTTGGTGGAAAGTTAAAAGGAAATCTTAGAAGAAATGGAGCCGTTGAAAGCAGATGTCTAATTACTTTAGATTTAGACAATTTAGCTTATGAAGATGACACTAAGATTATAAAAACTCTTAATAGTTTAGGCTGTGCTTATGCAGTGTACAGCACTCGTAAGCACCAAACTACTAAGCCCAGAATTAGAGTTATTTTGCCATTAGCCGAAGATGTATCTGCTGATGAGTATGAACCGATAGCAAGGAAGGTAGCAGAGTCTATAGGATTACGTTATTGTGATCCTACTACCTTTCAAGCTGTTAGGTTAATGTACTGGCCTAGCCATTCTACTGATAGTGATTATGTTTTTACTTATGCTGACAAGCCTATGCTAGATGGTAAGGCAGTTCTTAATATGTATGCTGATTGGAGAGATGTA